AGTGGAACTTTGCCGCCGTTCATGCCTTTGGCTATTTCAGTCTCCAAGTATCCTGCTCCAGCTATTGCAGCGCCAGTCAACCCGGCAGCAGCGCTTTGTTTTGCTTTTGTTGCGTGATCTTTAGCCAATCGGATCTGAGTTGCTCGATCGGCTTTATAATTTAGACGCTCTTGTTTCTTTGATTCTTTTTCGAATAGTTTGCCATAATACCTTTTTTGTCCCTCGGGAGTTAGAGTTCCATCCGGATTCTCATATCGTCTTACGCCCCATTTCTGACCTTTGATACCGAAATGCTCAAGGGTATCTCCAGTATCATATTGGCGCATAATAACGTATTCGGGCATTTCACGCACCACCTTACCATTTATAGCTGACCAACAGCGTTGCCTATTTTGTTCTTTATGCCAGCCATTTGGCTCTGAAGACTCTTAAACATCTCTTGATAGTTTTTCAACATGGCCGATTGCTGTTTGGTAGGAAGTTTACCTTTAGCCAAATTATCTTGCACTTCATCGTACAGTGCATCGGCTTCATCAAACATCCGATCATACGCGCCGCCGGATGCTCCACTTACGGCAATCTCTTTACGCAACTCGTACATTTGGTCCTGTTGCTGTTTTGCCTGCGTACTCAAGTCTTTGAATATCCGATCCATGGACGAAGCGACAGTGCTTTTCTGCTTCTCCATCTGCTGACCGACATTCTTCTTGACTCTGTACATAGTAGGCGCACTGTTGTAAGTAAATACTGTACGCCGCTGTGTAGTATTACTCTGTTGGGGGTCTTCCTCATTACGTTCGCCCCATCGCATACCTCGTACTCCATAGTGCCGGAGGCTGCGTGAGTAATCTCTAGTAATTATGTAGTCTTTCATTATTCAAACGCCTCCAGATTTCTCTTATATGCGACAAAGGCGTCAAGTAATGCGGCAACTGCGTCAATCTTCTGGTCATGACGCTTCTTACTAAGCTTGCGGTTGTCATTATTATCGAAATTCACGACACTGTTACCCATTGCATAAGTCATAAGCTGCTCATCAAACAGAAGCTTCCGCTGTTCCGCCAGCTTCTTCAACTCGCCCAGCGGAACCGACTCTGTCTTCGCACCCTGAATGACCTTCTCGATGCCGTACTGTCCATTCTCCGTGCCCCAACGTTCGACAAACTCTTTGGCGTTGTACGGGTCGTAGCCAAACGCTCTGACATCGTATCCGCGCTCCATGATATGGTGATCAAGATCCTCATACACTTCCATCATGTTCAGCACAGTACCATTCATGACCATAAGTGAGCCTTCATCCATGAAGTCCTGGTACTTCTCTCGCATTGCGGCAGACAGTTTGGACAGCGTATACTCGGAAATATAGTTGATTGTCTTGATCCCGAATTCGCCGGTGTTGATAGGGAAGAGGAAGGTGAACGAACAGAAGTCGTCTCCCTGAGAAAGGTCGGCACCCATAGCACACGGCATCTGCCAGTATTCGCGATGCTTGTGTGGCAACGTTTCTTCGTATGTGAAGAAATACGTATAGCCTTCCATCGGCAATCCGAATCTTTTGGCAAGAATATCGTTTTTTGCGGCCGGTACCTTCTCGGCTCTCTCGACATCTAGCTGGTAAGCCTCGTAACTGACCGTCTTTCCGATGTTCGGATTGGCCTTAAGCCAATACTCAGGTTTGCCAACTTCGTCCAGGTTGTCTAGCGCATACCACCAGATGCTCACATGCGGGTTGATGTAGTCGCCCTTGAGTATGGATTCCAGCTCCATTTTGATTGTGTCGCCAGCGCCGTTTCGAACCGTGCCTTCTGAGCTCGTGGCGATAATCAGATAGTCGTCAATCATGCCTTTTGTAGCAGACTGCTCGATAGCACCGATAGGATCTTCCCGAGTATCCCCGGAAAGCCATTCATCGACCGACGCCATTTTGGTTCTCCAACCCTGAAGCTTGTCGACACTCATCGGATGAACGGCGATGATGGAGTTGGTGATAAAGTTTTCAATACCTTTTTTGGTCGATGCAAGCTTGCATCGATTCGCCTTGCTTCCGGTTGTGTTCTGAAGACTTCCATCGGTAAGGAACTGGAACAGAGGCCCACGCGCACGCGTAATGGCCGTTCGAATCGGTGCTAACGTTTCATCGGCCTGTGCCATTGTTGGAGCGGTTACGATCTGATGCGTCGTGCTCGTATCGACGTTCAAGAAGAAGCTGTGCATGCAGCTAGCATACATGGACTTTGCTGCACCTCGTCCAACGATCAGGAACTGCTTGTTAATGAGACGCCGCTTCAGATACTTCTTCTGGTAGTGTCCGCCTTTATGGTCCTTGTTCGGAACCCAAACGGAGCGCTCGACAAAGTAGTACCATCCGAATACCTGTTCGGCCCAAAGCTTAAAGCTGTCGAGCATGAAAAAATCCGAGCCGTCAGTCAACGTCATCTCGGATTCGCAGTATTCTATAAAGCCGTTAATTGCGTCCTCATCGTAGTAGATACCCGGGTTTGCAATCAGGTCGTCGATTCGGTGCATCTCCATCTCGACATAGCGTCCAACCGGAATTTCTCCGCGCATTACGGCCTGTCGAAATGCTCCATAGTATTTCGGGACAGCCGTGTTTGACAGTGCCATCGGCTGTCACCTCCGTTTTACCAGTCAATAAACCGCCAATAGACGACACTTCTAGCTACTTCTTGCTCGTCTTTTGAGAAGTTCTTTTGAATGTATTCATCGGCTACTTCTTGGAATTTATCCCAGTATTCAACATTCTTCCGATTCATATTTTCCCACAAAGGACCTGGGTTTTTCCAATTTTCTTTCGAGCTAGTCGTCGCAGCATTGCCTGCTTCAATGGCGGCATTCAGTGCTTTTTTCGTAGCTGCTGTAATGTGACTTACCATATCCCCATACTTTTTATTGTTCTTCACAAACTCTGAGGACGTATCCTGACCGAGGTCGTATTTTTTGCGCATTTTATCATTAAAAGCAGCATCCATGTACTTCTTATGGAGCCCAATCACGTACTTAGAAACTTCATCACCGTTACGATAGTCGATATCTGGATGCTTTTCGTTGCCGGTAGAATATCGTTCCTTTCCTTCAGCTGTAAGGGTTCCATCCTTGTTCTGGAAACGTCTCACTCCCCATTTCTGACCGAGAATGCCCCAATGGTAAAGTTCGTCAGAAGAACGGGTAACAACATAACGTGCTGAAGCAGAATGACTGATAATGATTCCAGACTTGCCAGCACGCTCGGCTGTCTGATCCCATTTTTGCCACTTCTTAGATGCCACGCTCGGCTCTGGCTTAGGTTTCGTTTTCTTATGTGTAGACCGATAGTTATCAAACAAGTACTGTTCGGAAGTACGAGATCCTGAAGTGCGATTGTCTCCTGTTCTCCAGTCCTTCGAAGCATCATCACAGAACCGCTTTCCTTCTTTTCCCCATCTTTCGCGATTTTGTTTATCGGCCTTCGACCACTTGAATCCGGCGGTCCAGACGTGTCCGTTATTCTTATACTCTCTGTATTTCTTCCAATCAGCCAGACGATTCTCTTCTTCATCGTCATCTTTGCCATTACCTTTGCTACCGTTATATGGCTTAAAGGCGTCGGCAAATGCTTTTGCAATTGGTGCAGCGAGCAGTTTGCCGATAGTGGAGCCTCCACCGCCGCCTTTACCTTTACCCTTGCCTCCGCCAGACCCTTTGATTCGTTCAAGAGCTGCTTCCTTAAGCTTATACTTGAACGTGGATTTCTCGTAATCGGACACATTTTGCTTAAATGTCTTTTCACGAGCGAATCTTGAATTGATCATATTCAAGTCATTGTCGGAAAGCTTACTCACGTCGAGCTTGCCTTTTTTGGCGGCAGTCATGTAATCCTTCTTGCCTGCTTCGGTAAGGCTGCCATCAGGATTCTGGTAGTAATATCTCTTCTTACCAGCTTCAGTAAGGGTGCCATCTGGGTTCTGATAGCGGCGGATTCCCCATTTCTGGCCTTTAATACCCCAGTGCTGAAGCTCCTGAGTTGATTCCATTTTGTGACCTCCTTTCTATTTTGCTTAAACCCCCGAGGCCACGTTCAGGCGAAATTCAAACTCGTCAGCGAGCTTCTTATAGCTCTCCATCAGAGTTCCAGACGCCGGAGGATCGAATAGAAGTTTCACTTTAGCAAACACATAACTCTTTACGGCTTCCATGTTCCCAGAATAACTTGCGCCGAGGAACTGATTCCAGGTTTCCTGAGATGTTAGCTTCCCACTCGCCGTTGGATCAGAGAGGGTTATCCGAAAGTTGGGAGTTCCAACGCCAAGCTGGTTCAGGATCATGAGAGTTGAGTTGATGTGCATAGTGAGTTCTTGGTCAAAAGGAGTGTAGTCCTCAGTCAGACCGAGCATCTGTTTTACATCAGTAAGAATTGTACCGGCCATTTTGGTTACACTCCTTTTCGCTCTAGTTTATAGAAGTTATCCCACTTATCTCGTGATCTCTCTTCGTCGTATGAGAAACCTAAATTCTTAGCTATTTTGTTAGACGCCACATTCCTTGGATCAGCAATCCACACTACGTCTTTATCCATAATGTCAGGATGCTTATTGATCCAGTTGACGGCTTTCTTACCAAGTTCGGAAGCATACCCTTTCCCTCGATATTTGCGACCATTTCGAGTTGCGATACCAATCTCGTATTGATAACCTGTGAACTTACTTCCACCTTCAATTATGTCGAGAAATGCAACGGGCTTATTGCCAACTTCTTTTATAAATCGCTTTACGACATTTTCGCCTTCATCTAAAGACATCCATGACTTGCTGTGTGCATTCCCGCCAAGAAAACGCTTTTCTTGTTTAGATAGCGACTTATAAATGGAATCGACTTTGTCTTTTGTTTTGGCAGTCTTTATAGCTCTATTTCGGCTCTTTCCCCAATCTGTCAGAGTGCCATCTTCATTCTGAAAACGTCTAACTCCCCATTTCTGGCCTTTAATGCCATGATGATAAAGTTCCATTGCTATGACCTCCACGGGCAAGTATCATTCGGTTTTCTTTCGATCGGGTCAATTGATCCAAGAGGTTTCTTGACACCGAAGTGAATCGCATTATGTGTATCGAAGCTGACAGTAATCAGATTCTCTGGATCCCACGCTATCGGATCTCGATCGAGAAGCTGTTCTCTTGTTACTGGATTTAGATGGTGAATATATGCTCGCTTCATGATCTCGAATCCATCTAGTCCGAGGTCGCATCCTTGGTCGCGCACGATTATCTCGTTCCTGAGATGCTTCCACTCTGACGACTGATAGAATGCCTGGTTCAAATATCGAGAGTGTCCGAAAGTCTCGGCTCCGATTTTGCCATCAAGCAGTTTGAGATATTCGTATCGCTCAGCAAACGTAGGAAGCTTGATCAGTTCACTGTATGTACGAATCATACTCTTCCTCATCTCCTCGGTTACCGCTGTAGCGACTCATTGCCTCAAGAGCCTTGGAATACAGCTCTTCGGAGTGCGCTGACGACTTGAGATTATCCGTCTTGGCTTCGATTTGCTCCTTTTGCTTCTCGAGAATTTCTCTTTCGAGTCTTTCACGAGTTGATCCAAGCCGAAGAAAGTGCACAAGCTCTTGCGAAGACGCAGTTCCGTCGATTATCCTTTGACGAACGCGATCCATCGCAAGTGAAATCATCTGATTCTCATTTTCTTCGATAGATTGAGCAGCCTTTGTCTTCCTTTTCGGTAAGGAAGGAGCCACTATCTTAACCTTTCGCACTGGTTCCATTCCTTTCCATAGTAGTTTAGTGGTACTTTCGAGAGCCAATGATGGAGACGTCTTAGGGGGAGAACTTGGGATTGTTCGGACAACAACACCATTGGCTCTCGAAATTATCACAAACTATCCGACCGAGCAGAAGACCTGGGCATTAACCATCCCTGAAAATATCCCTCCGGGGAAATTTCAAAG